GATTGGCAAGCAGGTGTAGGTGGTCATATGTATGGCAAACCTAAGATGGACGATGGTTTCAAAGAAGTCATGTCTAAGGTGCAAAAGGCACATCCTGGTGCTAATCTATCTCGTTTTACATAATGGCAAGAGCACGCAAGAAAACTGGCACTCCTCAAACATATCCTAACGGTATGACAAAGAAGCAAATGAAACGTAAGAAACCTATTGATTCTTCGTACATGACTGAGGTGAAACCTTTAACAGAGAATCAAAAAACTGCCTTCGCACAGTACAGCGAGGGTAAAAATTTATTGTTACATGGTGCAGCAGGTACAGGTAAAACTTTTATTACATTGTATCTTGCTTTGAAAGAAGTACTTGACGAGTCTACACCTTATGATAAAATATACATTGTAAGGTCTTTAGTTCCCACTAGAGAAATTGGTTTCCTACCAGGTGACCATGAAGATAAGTCTGCCCTATATCAGATACCATATAAAAACATGGTAAGATATATGTTCAGCATGCCAGATGATAACTCATTTGAAATGCTGTATGATAATCTTCGAGCACAAGAAACTATTAGTTTCTGGTCTACAAGTTTTATTCGTGGTGTTACATTAGATAATGCTATCGTTCTTGTAGATGAGTTCTCCAACCTAAACTTTCATGAACTTGATTCAATGATTACAAGGATAGGAGAAGATTCAAAGGTCATGTTCTGTGGTGACATCACACAATCTGATCTAACAAGAGAGAATGATAAGTCTGGTATATCAGACTTCATCAGAATCTTAGAGGAGATGAAAGAGTTCTCATGTATCGAGTTTGATATCAATGATATCGTACGCTCTGGTCTTGTGAAGTCCTATCTCATCAGCAAATATAATCTAGGTCTATAATGTTTGACTTTGTAAATGTAAAACTTGAAACACCTGACGTAGAACCTATTAATAGGAACGGTATAAGGTATTATAAAGTACCTGATACAGATAAATACTTTCCAAGTGTAACCTCAATCACATCGTTTAAGAACGCTGCTTTCTTCAAAGATTGGAGAAAGAAAATTGGTGAAGATGAGGCAAATCGTATCACTGCTCGTGCTACTCAGCGAGGAACTACATTTCATAGTATCGCAGAAGATTATATCCGAGGGAACTTGGATGTTGATCAGTACATTGGTAACAATCCATTGTCTGTTCGCATGTTCCAGACCGCAAAGAAAGAGATAGACAGGATTAGTCGAGTCCATTGTCTAGAAACTTTCTTGTACTCTCACTATCTTGGACTGGCAGGACGTGTGGACTGCATTGCTGAGTTTGATGGCGAGTTAGCAGTGATAGATTTTAAAACTTCATCTAAAGAAAAACAGGAAGATTGGATCGAGAACTATTTTGTTCAAGAGACTGCCTACGCAGCAATGTTCCTAGAACGATCTGGAATCGAGGTAAAGAAAATTGTCACACTCATTGCCACAGAAGAGGGAACTACACAAGTGTTTGAGAAATACAATCTTGATGACTATTTACAACTACTCAAATCATACATCAACGAGTTCGTCTCTTTCCATAATGCTAGATAAACAAGTCAAGAAACAAACTACAAAGAAATCTAAGAAAGATCTTGATGATAAGTTTCTTACACCGACTAAGTTTTCTCAGGAAATTGAGCGACTAGTAAAAACTAGTGGAGGTCTTATATCATACATCGAAGCAGTAGTAACTTACTGTGCAGAGAATGAAATAGAGATAGAGACCGTACCTAAACTATTATCTAAACCACTCAAGGAACGCTTGAGACATGAGGCAGAACGTCTCAACTATATGAAAGCAACTTCTAAAGGAGTATTGCCACTGTGACAGGGTTTGAAGTATACAGAACTTACCTAGCACTTAAAAATCATTTCACTAAAAAAGACTACGACTTCGTAAAGTATAACGGTAAGGTTCGTGCAAATGAGAAATCATTTGAGCAAAGACTTGACCGTTATTTTTTCAAGAAGTTAGCAGTAAAGTATAAAGATCATGAGATCATAGAGTATTTTATTGCTAACTTTATAGAAGATCCCAAAGGTTACATCAAGTCTTTTAGTGTTGATAACTATACCAAGTGGAAACATAAAAAGGAATCACTGACGTATAAATTTAAACAGGATGTCAATGCCTTACTAGATGATGTCGAAGCACCCTACGACAAATCATTTGGTGAGATATTTAAAGCAAGTAAAGGAAAACATCCAAACATACTTAAACGTTTCTATGCCAATGATATATCATTGGAGACATTGGTAATATTTGAAACATGTCTTGGGTATGTAAATGATCTAACTAAAGTATTAGTTGACCCTATATGGGATGACACTAAGATGAGAATAGTAAAGTATCAACCATTCTTACAGGTAGATTGTAAGAAGTATAGGGGTGTAGTATTAGATGTAATCAACACAAAGCTATGAGTTTTTTCCAATCAGAACAAGTCCAAGAAAATCTTAATGATATCTTCCAAACTTATCAGAGGATATCTACACTGACGTCAGCACTTCCTCATATGGATATAGAGGGGAGACTAGACCATATTGATTCTTGTAAAGAACTAATAGAGAAGCAGAAAACATTTTATTTTAGACTACAACTAGCGTCTAAGACAGACCCAGAGGCAGCAGATATGAAAGAAAGAATCACTGCATTGACTCAAGCATTTGGTTTTAAAGATCTGAATGAGTGCATGGATCAGATGATCACGACATTAGAACAGGCAGCAAAAAAAGAACTTGACAACCCCTAAATAGTGTGTTACGATAACAAAGTAACAATCCAAACAATACAAAAAATACGGAGAATACGTTTATGTCTTTTGCATCACTAAAGAAAGCATCCTCAACAGGAAACACTTTAGCAAAACTGACACAAGAGATTGAGAAACTCAATCAACCTCAGTCTGCATCATCAAATGTTGATGAGAGACTTTGGAAACCAGAACTAGATAAGTCTGGTAATGGTTACGCAGTAATCAGATTTCTACCTGCACCTGATGGTGAAGACCTACCCTTTGCAAAAGTGTGGAGTCATGCATTCAAAGGTCCTGGTGGACAATGGTATATCGAAAACTCTTTGACTACTCTTGGCAAACAAGATCCTGTCTCTGAGTACAACACAGAATTGTGGAATGCAGGTGGAGAAGGTTCACCTCAACGTGCCCAAGCAAGAGCACAAAAGAGAAAACTTTCCTACTACTCTAACATCTATGTTGTGTCTGATCCCACACACCCAGAGAATGAAGGAAGGGTATTCCTTTATAAGTATGGTAAGAAGATTTTTGACAAACTTGTTGAAGCAATGCAACCTGCATTTGCTGACGAGAAAGCATTAGATCCCTTCAACTTCTGGGAAGGTGCCGACTTTAAGTTAAAGATACGCAAAGTAGATGGGTATTGGAACTATGACAAGTCAGAGTTCTCTGCTCCTGCACCTCTTCTTAAAGATGATGCTAAACTAGAATCAATCTGGAAGCAAGCATACTCTCTTGCTGACTTTGAAGCACCTAAAAACTTCAAGTCTTACGAGAAGTTGAAAGCACGTCTGGATTTGGTACTTGGCATCACTGCTGCACCAACTCCTGACCCTATAGATGAATCACTTGAAGATTTATCAGAAGGTAAATCACCTTCATGGGGTGCTGAAGTATCTAACTTCAGAGAGAAAGCAGTTGCCTCTTCACCTGTAGAAGATGAAGAAGATGCACTTAGTTACTTTTCAAAACTTGCCGAGGAAGAATGAAGATTGCACTAGCAACCTTACTCGCGTTTTCATCCCCTGCTGCAATGGCAGGGGATTACTACTATAGAGTAGGTCACAACGAATCAACTACTAGAACTTGTTATGAGGAAGTAGTTCGCGAGGAATATATTCCCGCACATCAAAGTCATTATGGGTATGGATACATCAACACCTATCGTGACACAGTAGAGGTACCTTGTCGTTTCTCATCAAGACCATACAGACCTTCTTATCCTGACTATGGTCCTAGAACTAACCCAGAACACACTGGTCCTGATCTAAACTCATGTGAAGAAGGTTCATTCTTAGGAGCAATCTTAGGTGGTGGTGCTGCAGCAGCAATGTCTGAGAAAGATGCTATGGGATGGTCAATACCATTAGGTGTTGTCAGTGGTGCATTGATAGGATGTCAAGTAGACGGAGGATAGTCTATGGTGGAAATGATACTTAAAGAGTTCCCCCTTACAGAGGTAATACGAATTCCTATGAATAAAGATACCTATACTAAGGCAGAGGTGGACGCTCTAATCAAGTACGCTATTGATGAAGCAAGAAAAATTGATGAAGCATCAATGGCAAAGCATAATCGTGATGCTACTGTTATCAGTATGATATTGGGATTCACTGCTCTTGCTTTATTTGTAGATGGATTACTTAGATTGTTAGGTATCGTTCCACCATTCATGGAGATTGATATAGATTTACTAGACAAGATTGTAGAGAGAGTAGAAGGTGATGTCTTTGACAAACTAAAACAAGTACCAATCCAAAAACTGTTCCGATGAACGATCTAACCATATTCATATTCGGCATAGGTTTTGCCCTGACAGCAGGTGCTGCCTTTGCATTTATGTGGAGGTCTATGGGTTACGTCTTTAAAGAGATGGACAAGTATGTAGATAGACCACGCAAACCTGTACACCCTGAGATGTCAGAGGTACAGAACGGTGATGAACTATTAGTATTTAAAGCAGGAGAGGATGGTGATGATGAGGAAGGAGACCTCACCCTAATCCAAAAATGACTTTTAATTCCCAGATATCCGCAAAAAAATTTCCGCCAAAATTTTGACCCTTAAGATTTTTTAGTAACCGCCACCATAGTATCCTCCACCTGAGGATCCTGATGAACCAGAAGAAGAACTACTACCACTGCTACTGCTAGAAGAGGAACTCGAACTAGATGATGAGGAACTGCTGCTCGAAGATGATGAACTTGTACTGCTGCTAGACGTACTGCTAGATGTACTAGTTGTGCTTGTAGATGTGGATGTAGATGTTGTAGTATCTGCTGTGCTTGTTGAAGTTGCAACTCCAACGCTTCCTGATGTAACAGCAGAACCAGAAGGACCATAATCAAATGTAGTTGCACTTGTTGCTGCTGCCTGTCTAGACACACTAGCACTAACAAAACCTGCAACATCAACAAACCTCGCTGCAATAGACAGTGGGGTTTTCTTATTGTTTACATCATCTAACTCTGGGTGAGGATCATATGCTACTGTCTCTTCAAACTCGTCTACTATCAAGTCAACTAGTGTAGCAGTAGGTAGAACTATCTGTCTCTTTTTCTCATTCAAATACACTTCATGTTCATAGTTATTTACTGGATATCTAGATTGTTCTGCAGATTTTACAGTTCCATCAGGCATTACAGTTCTAAATGATTCTAATACCTCTATACCTTTCTTTGTAATTATAGTATCACCGTCTGTTATTTCATTAGTTTCATAATGATGGACTGCCTCTTCATTTGCATACTTTTCTAAGACATATGCGTAAAGATCTTCATTGTTTTTTGGCCATTGCTCATAAAAATCTATTATATTGTTTACTAATAGTATAACCCAGTCAAGTTTAGAATCTCCATACAAAATATTTGCTAAAGATGATGGTGTATCTGTATCTTTGATTGAGTATGCTTCAAACGCAGTTACATACTGATCTAGATCTTCTCTAACTTTTACTCTACGAAAAATATTTTTTACTAAACGATATCGGTATGGTTCATCTTGGTTGACACCTTCACCTACATAAGTGTTTGGGAAATAAGAAAAATATGCTGTCATTAGAAACCTGCCATTAAATCTGCTTGACTGAGAAGTTTTGTCTCAGTAAATGCCATATCTATTTGAATCACTGGAACTGATATTGCTCCACCGATTGCAGTTATATCTTTGAAAGATGTATACTGACCATCAGGTGTGTAGTTTACTGCCATGTTGGTACATACAGAGTCTGCTACTTTGAAATGCATATTGCTTGATGATAGTACAGAACCTTCTGATGCTTGAGGATTCATTCTTACAAACTTTATTTCAAACTTATCAGGTACTTCAAAAAATCTAGCACTCGTTACGTTTGTTCCTACGGTTGCCGATATTTGTTGGTTAAGTTCTTCTCTTGCATTCGCTGCTTTTTCTGCTGCTTGATCTTTCTTTTTGTCACCTGTTGGTGTCTGAGGAAAATTGAATAGTTCTTGTGCTCCTCCTGATGCAATCCTAGGTGCGGTACCAGTTTTTAAATATGTTACTATCTCTCTGATTGTTTGTGCTTCTTTCATTGACCTTGCAAATAACTTAAAAGAAAAGTTATGAGTTCTAAATGCCATAGAGTTGAATATCTGCTCTGAGAATGGGTTGAATACTTTACCCAATGAAACTGCTGCCAAAGCATCAGCACTAACAGCACCTCCAGAACCTGCTAGGTTATTCAACTGACTAGTAACACCTGCTATCATCTTACCTGCTGCAGAGGGTAGTGCTGCTGATGCGGTTTGTTGAATATTATTTGCTACACTATCAAAACTCCCTGCTCCACTCAACCCTTCACTTATCATGGATGATGCCATCACACCTCCAATACCCATATCAACTTTACTATATGATGCTTGGTATGCTGTTTGTATTGCTTTTGGCATTGCAAGATAGACTCTAGATGCGTTTGGAATCTTCTTTGCTGCACTATTTGGAACGTTTAAACCTTTATATCCTGTTGCTTTGTCATCATAGTTTATTCTAAATCTTTCAAACATCACATAGTCTACACCTTCAGATGGATACTGCTCATCTTTGGTGTCTGGTGCCACTGGATTTAATGGGTATCTTAAAATCGCCACTACTTTACTAAATACTATGTGAATCTATATTATATTTATGAGGTATCAAGGAAAATATCGACCTTCTTATCCTAAAAAGTATAAAGGTGACCCCAGTAACATTATTTATAGGTCCTCTTGGGAATATAAGTTTATGAAATGGTGTGACTACACAACGTCTGTACAAGAATGGGGTAGTGAGGAGATTATCATTCCTTATATTTCACCTGTTGATGGTAAACGTCATCGATACTTTCCAGATTTTTATGTCAAAATTCAGAACAGAAAGTATTTAGTAGAAGTTAAACCATTTAAACAGACCCTTGAACCTAAGACACAAAAAAGAAACACAAAGAGATATATAAATGAGGTTGTTACATATCATGTCAATAAAGCAAAGTGGAAAGCAGCAACTGAGTTTTGTAAAGATCACTCTTGGGAGTTTATGTTAATCACTGAAAAGGAACTTAAAGTCTAATGGCAATCCCTAATAAACAAAGTGCTAGAAAAATTGCACCTATGCATGGTGTAGATGGTTTTCTTAGCACAATGATCAAGAGTAGACAGAATGCACCTGCTACACTGAATAAGTTTTCAGTTAGTTTTGCAACACCTCCTATACTACAGCAAGGATCTGTTGGTGGTAATAGTTCTTCGTCTGTTACAATACTTGAGACAGGAACTGCTGCTCATCTGTTAGATTATTATGCAAATAGTGTCAGTTTACCTAGCAGACAGGTTACTACTTCTCAGTTCCAACCTCCAGGTGCATCTGTAAAGTATGCAACAAACCAATCATTTAGTGAAATGAATATTGAGTTTACTATACCAAGGACTCAATATACTAGAGCAATATTTGAAACTTGGGTCAATAGAATAACACAGGACTCTAGTCAGTATGTTGATTTTTATGATAGATATTGTTCTCCTAGAGTGAGAGTATATAAGTGGGAAACATCTACATCAAATAGTCTCTCAGAAAATGTACAAAACGTTGGAGAACTCACTGGTTGTTGGGAAATGAGAAATGTATATCCATATAATATTGGAACTATACAGTTAACTAACGAGCAAAACACTATCATGAGGTTACAGATAGGATTTTATTACGAAAGATATAGATTCTATGCTGCTGATGCTGTCACTGATCCAGGTCAAAACTTTGAGATTACCGTACCTGCAGGTCAAGGTGGAGGATATGATGCTACACTAGGACAAGAAGGTAGTACTGTCGCAAAAACATTCACCGTTGGTGGCATTGTTTACGACATTGAAACTAGAAGACCAATAAACCTTGTATAGATAGTACCTAAATAAAATATGACGTGAAATAGTTTATGGCATTACCTAAGTTAAATGTACCTAAGTACAAATTGAAACTACCGTCTGACGGTAGAACAGTGAACTTCAGACCATTCCTTGTAAAAGAAGAGAAGTTACTATTGCTTGCAACTGAAACTGGCAATCAG